TTATAGTTTAACGAAAGGTATTGACCTTAAAGCCAGCTTCACACCAAAAGCCGCCACGATCATATAAACAGCCTGGACCACTCCAAGCTCTTGACATAGATAAAGCCCAAGACCAGACAGATTGACTACCGTCAGATCACCGACATTCTGATTATTGAGAGCCGCTGTCACTGTATCAATCATAATCTTTAAAACAAAATTGAAGCCTATGAGAATAGCCACAGGAACCGCCGCCATTATAATTCCCCTCAGGAATATCTTCATAAGCAATTCTCTTGCAAAGACCGAAGATACAACCGAAGTAATAAAAGCCGCCAATCCTGCTAACATTTTTCCCCCTACATTATGAGAATTATGATTACCACCACCACAGCCACAGCCAGAACGATCGTCTTCACTGTTTCATAAAAAGGAAGATCACAAAAATCCAATTCTGTTTCAGCTTCATATACGCTTATAGGAAAAGAACAAACACCATCCCCCTCGAACACCTGTTGCATTTTTCCCGTCAACGTTGTTACAAAGGCGCTCACAGTGCTATTAAGACCCGCTATGTTGTTGTTTATTGCTGTTGTCGTTGACGCCTTTTCCCCGTCAAAGAATGATGTTTGAAGAACCGTATTATTATCACTCCCTGCGTTGCCACCATCAACGAAAGGCGCAACCGACCCCGAACCTTGATTCTCTGTTGACTGATTTACCACAGTGGAAATGTTTGTATCTGTCGGCGTTGTTGTTGCCGTAGAAACCACACTTGACGAAACTGTTGGAGCCGCATTATTCCCTATCGTATTCAAAATTTCCCTTAAAGTCGTACCCGTTGAATTTATGGCATTAATTATGTCCTGGTACTGTGACGCCCCATCTAAACCTTTTGAGATTGCATCTTCCGTTTCTTCAAACGCATCTTTTGCGCTTGAATCATCAGCATTAATGTCTGTTGAATATTGGCTTGTAACTTCAGACTTCGGCACAGGAGACCAAGCCCCCGGGACATATTCAGTATCAGACCCGCTTACCGTCCATATAGCAACAATTACCCTCCAAGGCTCCGCTGAATCTCTTCTCAGTTTTGCCCCTATACCTGAATAAGAAGGACAACCGCTATCAATCAACCCCTGGCTTCCAAGCTCATTATAACGAGCCGTTGCCGCAGATTCGCTGTTATAGACCTCTATTGAAGTGACCCAGGGCGAGCCCCAAGAAGACAACCAGCTTGCCAAGGTGTTATAATCTGTTTTTGCACTTGTACCATCTTTAACCCGATAATAGCCGGTTGCTTGTTTTTCATAGTTACCATCCGAAACCCTGTAGCCCTTGCCCGTAAGCCAATTGACCAACTTAGGCAACTTGTCAATATTGTCTATAGCCTTTGAGAAAAGCACCGTACCCATGATCAACGCCAATGATGCTGGAGTAAGACCACACATAGCCCAAGCCGTAACTGTACCCGCCTTTAAAAGCATAGGCATCATCCTTGTCGTACCCTGTGCCCAAGCCCCCGCCTTAACAGCCGACACAACCGCCGTTGTCGTCTGAGCCTGAAGTAATGGACAAAACACCAAGGAAAGAACAAGATATAATACTATTGCCTTTATCATGATCTATTTAGGAGCTTTATCACCTTTTTTATTATCCAAGTAGACGCTATCGCCGTCAGAACAAAACCCCCCGCTTTTGTAAATACCGTAAAATCTACTTGCAAACCTTCATACCACATCCCGAACCCCTTAAGAGAAGAAAGAGCAGGAGATGCCCTGAGAGAGCACCCCCTGCGGTCTTTTAGCTCCTGTTCAGAAGCTTTATGACCTTCTTTACCGCCCAAATGCCAGCGATCGCGGTAACAATCACGCCTGCAACCGTTGTCACAGGCGCAACAGAGATGGCAGAAACTTCATACCACTCTGATGTTGCCAGAGCAGGAGAAGCCATTGCCCCCAAAGCCGTCGCCATTGCAAAAAGCCTTTTCTTCATTCTAATTCACCTCCCTTCTTTTAATTAAGGTATGCATCGTTTATCCCTTGCCACAGCAGGAAAGCCACGAACAACCCCGCTAAACCCATCAGAACGACTTCTGTGTTGAAATCCGATTCTACTTTCTTATACGAAACATAGTTTTCCCCGAGCTTATAAACGTTGTCTAAATAACAATATGCACTATTGCTCGAAGAAGCCCACCTGATAGAAATATAATTCCCATAACCCACCCTGACCCTCGGATGAAATCTCATATAAACACTGTCAGAAACGTTTGTTTCAGGAGAGCCTTCAAATGCCCCCGACACTTCAAACAAAGCAGGAAAACCCGTAGTACCGCATTTTATTGCTACGTCATAAAAATCGCCCTCTTTTGCACCCGTGGGATAAACAGAAAGATAGTCTGTACGCCCCGGAGACCATGCTTTAGCACTTTGAACGAAGAAGACAAGCCAAAAAAGCCACGCAGCCACAGCAACAGCAATTATTATTTTTTTTCTACTCATTGACACGAATTTCCCCCGCCAAGCGACCATTTTCATATATTTGCATACCGCCCTCTATCTTCTTAAAAACCGTATCCGGATAACTGTCTTTTTTAAATGTTTTTACAACGGCACCCGTTTTTTCGTCTTTGTGCTCTACCTCGTATTGACCCTCGCACCCTGGGAAATGTTTCTCATTCAAGTTTTTATTCGCAGAAGCAAAATACTCTTTTACTTCCTGGACAGCTTGCGGATTGCCGGCATTTTCATGCCGGAGATCCGCGCCATCATCTTTTCTCTTTTCTATCTTTTCGATTTCTTCTTTACTCATAACCCGAACAGACGAAACCAATTCATTCTTTTTCAAAGGCATTTCTTTTGCCTGGACGCTCCCCGTACCTTTCCACCAATTCACGAAAAACATAAAAGCAATGACACACATAACCACAGCAACCAAGCCTGTTATGATATATTTTTTCGCCTCAAACCTTGTCTTTTCCAATTCTTCTTTTGACCTTGATTTGTAAAGCAATGCTACCTTCTGATCAAAATTTAAATGAGAAATTCCCGTTGTACCCCCATCAACCTTGAACTTATAAACAAAAGTGTTTTTCGTTCTCATTGACCGTTGAACAGCATAAACCGTTCTTTCAGCTAAGTTTTGCAATTCCCTTGAGAGAGTATAAATGTCCTGTGTGATCAGAAGAATATCCACACCCTCATGTCTTGACATTTGAAAGAACTTAAAAACATCCTTATTAAAAAACTTCCTATCGAAAATATTTGACGCATCGTCTACTATATAGACGACATTCTGATCGGGGTACTTTTTAACATACTCCATACTAAAAACACTGTAGCCCCCCTCCAACATTTCTTTTTCAAGTGAAACATGCTTTAACTGAAGATTGTCGATATTTGTAACGATTTTTACATCTTTCAAGGGCACATAATCCAAGATTGAATCATCAAAACGGAAAAACTTTTTAAGAATATAATTCACAGCAAAATAAGTCTTTCCAGAACCGATTTTACCTTCAATTATGATTATCATTTTCGTTCATTCCCCGCGAGAGCGGTACATTCACTATGATCTGGATATTACCTTTATCACCATGAGAACACCGAACACCACAAGCCCACACCAATAAACTATTGAGAACATAGCATTGAAAGGAACGGAGTTAGTTACGGGGATAATTATTATTTCTGTCAACCTTAGACCCTTTTTAATGTGATCGCCGATACGAATTCACCTTTTTTATTTTTGAAGGCTTTTGACGATGCTATTACGTTGAACTCAACCTTATCGCCGATCTTTTCACCGTTCGCTGGCACCACCCTGTAAAGCTTTTCTTTTTCTAACGAAGTATCTGCCACCTTTAGCACCTTAAAAGACCCTTTTACCCCGACATATTCTTTAACTTCTTTTACTTCACCTTTTAAAATCAT